TATTGGTTTACTACTGCCATTAATCTAAAAAGAAACTTCTAGCTTCTATCTCCTGTTTTAATTCTTCTTGAAACGTAGTGTTAAGTTTTTCTAACACGGCATCTAAATCTCTTACTAAGTTTTGAGCTACGTCTTCTTCGTATTCTGCGCTTGCTCTAGTTAATGATTGTACTATCTTTGCCATTATGTATATAAATTTTTAACTCGTTCTTGTATCATTGCACGTAATTCATCTGTGTTTGCTACTCCTGCAGCAGCTGGATCTAATGTTCTATCTTTACCTTGAAATCTTAAAACAATATCTTCTAAAGAAAGAATACCATCTTCATCAACATCTTCAATTATTTCATCTTCTGCATATAAAGGAGGTATATATGTATTGTTATTTCCACCTATATCTGCAGGTCTTTCATTTCTTTGTGATGCTCTAATTGCATCTTCTACAGTTCCATAAGTCCCATCAGTTTTTATACCAGCTGGTCCTACATTTCCTGTTGATGATACAGAAGGGCCAAACAATGATCCTAAACCTCTAGCTATCATACCAATGGTACCACCACCTTTAATGTAATCTACAACTCCTGATGCAACGTTTCCTAGATTTTGACCAAAGCTTTGACCAAAACTAGGTTTTTCATAAGTAGGAACTCTATTTCCAAAAAACTGACCATAATCAGGATCTTGACTTGCTTTAATTTCAGCTTGTCTTTTTGAAGCAGCATCTAATGCATTTTGAAATCCTCGATCTATACCTGAGCCCGCTCCTGACATTTCATTTGCACCAACACCACCCGAACTATTACCACCATAATTTCCTCCGGCCGATGCTCCGCCTGCTGGGCCTGCATACCCAGGTCTTGAACCATTTAAAGTTTTAGTAACTCTTTGACCCATTGCATACATCATTCTTTTATCGATCATTATCGTCTTCCTCCAGCATGTATATCTAACCTAAAAGTTCCTAACTTCCAACTAGTATCTACTGCAGTATTGGATATTGTAAGAGCTACCGCTCTAGCTCTTGCACGTGTGTCTACTTTTGTTGTGCTCGATGTAATACTAAATGGTCCTAGTGATGAACTGGCTGCAGTATTATTAGGGTAATTTCTTAAATCTAATTGTATAATAGAAGTTCCTTGTTGAGCTATAAAGTCAGGAATAATCCGGCTTACTCTCATAATATTTTCACCATCACCTCTAAGGTCCCCTAAATTAGTTGCAGCTCCTCTTACAACTTTTTGTGTAATATCATAATCTCCAGATGTAATGTTAGCTGGAATGGCAACAGCTGTTGATGCTGCTTCTTGTTGATTAACTCCTGTTTCGTGTTCAAAATAAATTGTTGTACCATCTGTATTACCTGTTACATCAAACGATGTATCATTGCCAGCATCATATTTTGTTGCATGAGGTAAGCCAAACACAGATGAATCTTCCCAAGTTGTTCTAGGAAACAAAGTGCTTGCATTAGTAAACCAGATAGGACGTTTTGCTGTTGAATCTAGATAACTATATGTAACAGATCTTGTATTTACATTTGATGTAGATGTTGGATAGAACCAAGTAATTTCACCAAACAAATTATTAATACCACAATAAACTAATTGATTAGATGTTGTATTTAAATCATCATAAACATAGTCTTCAACTAAACAGTCCATAGATTCTAGTTTACCAGTAAATCTAAAAAAACCATTTTCAGACATCCAGTAGGCAGCACCGTCAACTTCTACAGCTGCATTCATGCCTATCAATCCACAATTGTTACCAACTTGTTCAAACGCAAATGTAAATGGTTGACCTACAAAACGCATAGTAAATAGTGATGTGTCACTCCAAATATAAATTGCATTTCTACCAAGTTTAGCTCCCATGATCCGTGATCCAGCAGCCAGTCTTTGTGTACCAGCGGTGTTAGTTGCTGTAGGTGTATAATCATTAATATTTTCTTGAGAAGAAAATCTTATAAACATATCGTCTTGAGTAGTTTTATCACCAATAGTTGTTTCTGTTCCAAAAAATACTAAGTGACGATCGGGAGTTGACACTAACATATCACGTGATGCTGTTGGCGCACCTGAAATAATTGTAGCTCGTGTTGCTGTAGCATTAGTTGCATCACCATCCCATTCAAAACATTCTCCATTATGTATTAATGCAATTAGTGTAGACCCTAAATTATCTAATGACCATAGACCAGGATCTGTTACTGAGTCTGTGTTGGCTGCAGCTGATCCCCACCCAGTCCAACTAGATGTGTTAGTAACTGTTGCACCATTTAAATGTGAAGATCTAGTTGATCCTCTAGCTGCTCTAGTAATTCCTGTTAATTTACTTCCTGTAATTCCTGTGTAAGATATTTCTTCTGTGCCTACTTGAATATAATTAGTTCCTGATGATGGAAAGCCTGTAGTGCTAGCCAATGTAATTTCTGTGGCAGAACTATTATTACCATTAGTGTCGTCTGCTAATGCACCATTTAAAGTTGTTGTTATTGATCCTAAAATACTACCACCCCATAAAGATATACCCCAACCAAAAGCTCCAATTTGTTCAGCAGGTCCTACGTGATAGTATTGATAATAAGTAATTCCTCCAGAAGTAGTTGCACCACTTCCAGTTTCATTTGATGGCATTGTAATAGTTATAGTTGTTGTAGTTGGTACACTAGTTACCATAAATTTTTTATCAGCAAAATCAGCTGCACCAAAATTAGAATTAGTAATTGCACTAAATGTAGAAGCATCACCAAATAATATTATATCTCCTGCTTGAAAATTGTGAGATGAACCAAAAGTAATTGTTACAATTGGATCATTATTAGTTGTACTAAATGCACTAGTAATAGCTGTGCCTGATGGATTTGTTACTGGGTGAATGTCATAAAATACACCACCAGAATATACATACAAAATTCTGTTTGTGCCTATAGCTGCAAATTTTGTTGATGCTTTGTTTACAAAATGATGCAAACCTCTTGCAACTCCTGTAAGTTTTGATTCACCTAACTGTTGCCAACCGCCTATTTTTTCTGGAGTACCATATCTAAAACGAACATTTTCTCCATCTATCCATTGAGACTCAGCACCTGTAGATGTAACTTGTTTATTGAACCCTGGTAGGAATCCTAGTTTTTGTAACATATAACCTCATTATAATACTATTTTACAAATGATGGTAGACCTAGCATAGGTCTGCCGTCAAATTTGTTTTTATCAGCAAATGGGCCATTCACATGATTATAATGTAGAAATACTTGACCGCAAATGTTCCCGTCAAAAGGCTCTCGCCAATGTTCGAGTTCGCAACCACTATATACTAGCATATCGCCTACTTCAAGCAAGACTTTAGTGCCTTTTGGAGCGTTGGGTTTATGTATATTTTTGTATTCATCTATAACATTATTTTGTCCTGTACCATCTATAAAGATAGGCCAAGGATCTCCACCTAAATTAAGTGTTGTAGATATCTCACAACTAGGTCTGTCTTTATGTCTTTTTAATTCATCGCCATTTTTATATAGTCTTGCATAAGAATAAGTTGGGATTAAATCCAATCCTGTTTCTTGCTGCATTACAGGTAAAACTTTGACTAACAAAGTTTCCATCACAAAATCACTATAACAGGAGTAAGTATTAGGTATTTGTCTATCGTTCCACGAACCTAACATACCTGAGTCATAAGTTATATTATTTTTATACATAAAATCTACTGCATCTCGTTTAAGAAGAAAATAGTTAAATACAAAATTAGCTAACTCGTAGTTAATTGCATTTTTTATTACGTGATATTTATTGAAAGCCATGTTGTATAAAATTAAAACTTACTGATATTCTTATATCATTTGATTTGTTAGGTGTAACACTGTGCCAAAGGTAATATGGAAATATTATAATTCTACCTTCAGCAGGTTCTAAATAAACTTCTCTCCATAGTTCTTTTGGTAGTTGACCTTCTTTTCTTATTGGCATATTTAATTGTGCCCCTGCTCTTGGTTCATCACAACATAAATTACCAGAATTTTTTAAAGCTTTTACATAATACACACCACTAAATAAACTATTAGGATGTATGTGTGAAGCATTGTATCCACCTGGAGGATTTATGTTAGCCCACATATTACCTAGTATAGGTTCTCTATCTAACCATTCTTCTTTCCATATATCTTGCACCATTGTAAATAATTCATCTACTAAAGGTTTGAATACAGGTATTTTATGCATATTAGTTTCAGAATGCCAACCATTACGGTTTGTTTTTTTTAAACCAGGATCTCGTTTAGACCATTCTACAATTTCGTTAGTAAAGAGTTGGTTGTCTAATTTAACATCTTTACCATATATAGTTGTTGGAAAAAATTGTTCTTTAATCATCTAAAAGGTTTGCCTCCAAACCAAACAACTAAAGATTGTCTAACACCTTTGGTTACTGGTGCAACTCTATGATTTAAAAACGATGCAAATATAATAGCGTGTCCTTGTTTTAATTCTGCAAACTTACCAGGAGCCATTAATTCTAATTCTCCTCCTTCAAACTCTGATGGATCATTTAACAAAAGAGTCATTGATATTTTTCTAACTGGTGGTTCGTGTTGCATGTTCACATCACAATCCATATGCCAATTATAGAATCCTCCTTCAGGATATTCGGTAAACTGTGCATTTTCTGTTATTTGTATATCACCAAAACCAAAATGATTTTCATTTGCTTTTTGTATAAATTTATGAAGGTCTTGATACATGTGACCCATTTGTTTAAATGGTATCCAAGATATTGTTGTAACTCTTTTACTTGTATCTGTACCACCACCTGGTTTATTCATACCAACCTCAGCTTGTTGCTGTTTTTGAGCTTTACCTGATGCAATAATTTGTCTGCATTGATCGGGTGTAAATAAGGGTGTAGTAGTTTGAACTATCCAACTTTTCCATTTAGGTTCTGTTATTATTTTATTTTCGTACATTATTTTATTCCTGTATTTTTAATAGGATTGTAATCAACATCCATGTTTGCAGCTAACGTTCGTCTCATACCTGAACCGTTAAAAGGATAAACACAATGTCTCATGTCATATGGAAATATAAAAAAATCTCGTTCTTTAACATCTGGTTGATAATCTACGTTAGCAAACTGACCTGACGATGAACCTAATATTTGTAGTCTACCATTCTGTGGTGAATCTGCTGCTGAATATTCTACACCATAAGATTCAGGTAATTTTAAAATCATTACAGAAGATAGACCTGTAACCAGTGTTCCTTGATGTACGTGGATTGGATTATATTCATGTTGAAACATTTGATTAACCCAAATAGAGTTTAAACGTAACTTGTATTCTATCGTTTTATTCCAATCTAAATAATGTTTAAATTTTTCAATAAACCATTTTAATACATTATCAGGTAAATGATTGTGTTTAGTCATTTTAGAATTATCATCATTAAAAAACAAACTATGTTCTTTTTCTATTTTACCTACTAACTGTTTGTTAGCGGGTTTAAGTTCAGGGTATTTTGTTTCATAAACATGGTTAATAATATTATATATGTCTAATGGCACTTGATATCTTAATACCGACTGACCTAAAAATACAAAATTAAAATCGGATGTGTCCATACTTTTCTTTTATTTTTTCTGGAATCTTATCGATATAAGGATTTGATTCTTTTTTTACAACTGTTCTAATTTTGTGCATGTTCTTTCCTACGACAGTATCATCATATTTTAAACCATTAACTTGTAATTGATCTAGATTATGAAATCGATGTGGATAATACTCTATTTCAAAAAAATTGTAAATAGAACGAAGAGTTTTTTCAGGTGTTGTAACTAATTCTTCATATCTAACAATATGAGACATATGCCTGTGTTCTGGTTTTAACGCATTTTGTATTGCCTCTAAGTTTTTTGCAATAGCTCCTTCATCATTCATTAACATTATTAATTTTTCTTCAATGTTTTTTTTACCAAATCTATTTGGAAAAGCAGTAGGTTCATTTTCAAACCATTTAATATAAGAAGCTAATACATCCATTAAATCTCTCCATATAATTACACACTTGATAGGTTGATTAAAATGATGTTTCATTATTGTAAGATAATCTGGTGTCATAACTGGACCTCTATCTATAATGTATTGTTGAGGCCAATCTTTATAGTAAAGAGAAAAAACAGAATTCATTACATTATTTAAAGATTTATAATCTGAAAAATTTTGAAATACATCTGTGTTTTTAAGTAAAAATAAATTTTTCATTATTTCTAATGTAATAGAATTAGCAGTGCAAGCTAGATTAGGGTTTTGATTTATTAACGACCCAAATAAAGTATTGCCTGATCTAGGCAGTGCCATTAAAAAGAAAACCTGTTTATTTTTCTTTGGCTCCAAGGTCATTAGTCAATTGTTCTTTCTTGTTGTAAATCATTTCTTTTGATTTTTTAACTCTTTCTATTGTCTGTAATTGTCCAAGTACATTAAATACTTCTGGTTGTGATGAGCCTGACGTTAATGTCTCTGCTTTGTTTTTCATAATTTGATGGTAAGATTCTAGTTGATGTCTGTTAACATCTTTGTCATCAAACGAACCATCATTAAATTCTTTTTTAAGTGTTGACCATAATTTAATTTCTCTCATTCTATCACGTGCTACAAGTTGCATGTTAGCAACAGAATAAGTTTTTTCATCTATGTCTATTTGAAGTAGTTCTCTTTTTAATGGATCTTTT